TATAATTTTGTTTCGGGTAGACTTTGGTTATCATCAACAACAACAGTTACTTATCATATGTCCGAGTACCGAAAATATCACGCTAGTAAACGCATGAAACAGGAAAGGGCGTTAAGGAACAAGAACCGACGACAGGCGATAAAAGCAGGAAGGGTCAAGAAGGGTGACGGCAAGCACATCGACCATAAGGACGGTAACCCAAAGAACAACAGCAAAAGGAACCTTAGAGTCATTTCGGCTAAACGAAACCGAAAGAAGCAATAGACTTGTTATTGATGCTGTAAAGCTGTGGACAAGGAACCCTGTTTACGGGGAGCTACCATCAAAAACAATTGCATGGCGACTATTGCCGGCATTGAAGAACAACAAGATAAAGATATTTTACGATAACGGGGAACCCTATGCGTTTGTTACTTGGGCGTTTTTCACGGAACACGAACGGGTTACTGGGGATTATTGGGGTGAGGAAGTATTTGCAAGAACCGATGGATCTGTGTTAAAGATAGTAGACATGGTGGCGTACCATAGTGTACTTTATATTGGTAGGCAGTTGTATAGATATTTTAAGGACAAGTATCCCCATGTCCGTCGCGTGTATGCGAGAAGGGGGAACCGAGAAGCGTGGTATGATATAAGGAGAGACTAATGGGTGAAGCACAGAGTGGCGGTGGCGTAGATACAGATGTAGGTGGTGCCGGTCAAGATACGGGTGGCGGTCGAGACACGTCCCCTTCAACTCCTGCATCCCTTGGGTTTGGAGGAGCAAGAGGAGACATAGTAGCCAGAACACCATCGGCACCTTCTTTTGGAATGTCACCTGGTGCTATGGGTGGAAGAGTTCCCGATGTACAACCGACAGTAATGAGGTCTTTTGATCCAGGGGTATATTCACAACCCGTGTCGCCAAGTGTCATGGCGGGTAATCCTGCTATTCCCTCTCTTGCCACAAATGATGCGTATCAAGCTAATTTAGATTTTATATCGGGCATTCGCTCACTCGCGGGGGGACAATCACCTGGTGCTATGGGCGGTAGGATTGGTGATGACTCGCCTACTTTTTCTTCGCAACCCGATCCAAGTACTGCTTTACCTTTGAGGGTAGACACGCAAGCTGCCCCTAGAATTAGATTTAATCCCGTGACTAATGAATTACTACGAGATCAAACGGGAAGAGTTGTTTTTGATGACATGAGTAGACAGCCTACTAGAACAATGATTGCAGCTGACGAAACGGGAACAGAGAGACAAGCTCTTAGAATGTTGCCTATAAATGAACCAATGGGTGGGGGTCGAATACTACCAGAACTAGAAGCGGATCCCTTTGCTCCATTGGGTGGCACGGGTGTAACACCACAAGACGTTATCTTTCAAAGAGCTTCAAGAGCCTTTGACGAACCCGATCCCGGTGGAATCATAGGTCCGCTTCAGACAATGTACCAAAGAGGATTTACGCCTGGTGAAGATGTAGGAGCCTTATATGGTAGAGGATTTACACCAGGGCAAGATATAGGAGCCTTATATGGTAGAGGGTTTGATCCAACCAAAATTGCCTCTCTTCTACAGAGCGGTAAAAAAGGAACGCAACAAGAAGAAGCACAGAAAAAAACAATAGGACAAAGACTACAAGAAATAGGTAAGAAGATATCTGATTTTACCTTTTCCGATCTTGTGGACTATGTAGGACGTGTTTTGAGAGGAGACTCAAGCTTTAAGGGCACACCGTCCTCGGCTATTGATCCATTTGCCCAACAAGGTATGGGTCCTGGACCCTTCGTTGGTGGTGGAGCACCTTCGCCAAGTGGTGGCGGTGGCATGCCGATGCCTGCAAAAGATCCGTGCCCACCTGGTTTTCGCTTTGATCCTACATTGCAACAGTGTGTACCGATTATTGCACCGAACACACCAACAGATACTACGACACCTCCACCCGCTCCAACCCCGCCTGCTCCGACACCACCCGCTGCGGGTGGTATAGCGAATGCGTATCCGTTTGTATTGACTCCACCGATAGGCACTCCCGTAGGAAACTTACCGCCCGTAAGACTAACAACGTAGAATCATGAACTACACAGCGGTTCCCGAAGAGGTATTGAAAGAGATACTTCTTTTAACGGAAGCAAAAAAGAGGATGGATCTCCGTGAGAAAGCACAGGAGAAGTTTATGCCGTTTGCCCATCATGTGTATGACGGGTTTATCGAGGGCAAGCATCATAGAATTATTGCAGAGAAACTAGAGAAAGTAGCAAGGGGCGAGATTAAAAGACTCATTGTGAACATGCCCCCGCGTCATTCTAAGTCGGAGTTTGCGTCTTTTATGATGCCGGCATGGTTTTTGGGAAGGAACCCTAAGTTAAAGATAATACAAGCAACGCACAATACAGAACTGGCGGTGCGTTTTGGTCGTAAAGTACGAGACTTGATTGCTGATCCACAGTATCAAGAGATTTTTCCCGATACGAGTTTGAAAGAAGACAGTAAATCTGCGGGTAGATGGCAGACATCGGTGGGCGGTGAATACTTTGCAGCGGGCGTAGGGGCAGCAGTCACGGGTCGTGGTGCGGATTTGTTTATTATTGATGACCCGCACTCGGAACAGGACGCTCTTTCGGAGTCTGCGTTTGACAATGCGTATGAATGGTACACGTCGGGGCCGCGACAACGTCTTCAACCTGGTGGTTCGATCATCTTGGTAATGACGCGATGGGGTAAAAAGGACTTGACGGGGCGGTTACTGGCTGCTCAAGGAGGCGATATGATGGCAGATCAGTGGGAAATAGTAGAATTTCCTGCAATTTTGCCCTCAAATAAGCCTTTATGGCCCGAATTTTGGGATAAAGACACACTTTTGGGCATAAAAGCGTCGTTGCCCGTCGCAAAATGGTCGGCACAGTGGCAACAACAGCCAACTTCGGAGGAAGGAGCGATTGTAAAGAAGGATTGGTGGCAAAAATGGGAAAAAGAGGGCATTCCACCCGTAAAATACATCATTCAGAGCTACGATACAGCCTTTTCGAAGAAAGAAAGTGCAGATTACAGTGCTATTACGACATGGGGTATCTTTGAATCGGAGGAAGACCGCTCGGATCACATCATTTTGATGGACGCGAAGCGTGGACGGTGGAGTTTTCCCGATTTAAAGCGTGAGGCGTATGAAGAATACGAGTATTGGGAGCCAGACATGGTGATTATTGAGGCAAAAGCGAGTGGTACGCCTCTTTTGGACGAGTTACGACTACATAATATCCCTGCATTGTCGTTTTCACCAGGCAAAGGCAAGGATAAAATAACAAGAATGCATATGGTGGCACCGCTTTTTGAAGCGGGTAAGGTATGGGCACCCGTGACGGAGAAGTTTGCCGATGAAGTTATTGAGGAAGTTGCATCATTTCCTTATGGCGATCATGATGACTTTTGTGATAGTATGACAATGGCACTGATGCGTTTTCGTCAAGGTGGGTTTATTTATCTTGACGGAGAGGACGAAGAAGAGGATTATGTACCTAAGATGAGGAACTATTATTGATGGACAATCGACGGTATGATCCACAGAAACATGCAGAGACGATAGAATACATACAACGATTATGGCGAGAGCGAGAAGGAGATAACAATGGGCGGTATAAAAGCAGACGATCTGACGAGACTGAGAAAGGAACTCGAAAGACGAGGGTACAACCCAAGTAAGATGAGCATGGATCCTAGCGGACCTGCAGGAAGAATCATTAGAAAAGTTGGTGGAGAGATAGGAATTATGTTTGATCCACCCAGAACAGTGAAAAAGAAAGACGGTGGCTTGATGGAGGCTATCCAAAAAGTGGATGCTGAAAAAGGCATGATGGACGGTGGTGAAATAGATATGAGTCGTGGACAAGCAGGATATAATTTTAAAGGAGTATTCTAATGGCAAATTCAATTTCAGATAGAGACGTAGAAAAGTTAAAATCATCCATGCTCGCAAGACTTAGTTCTGAAGAGGGTCGTAAACAATTTCAAGCGAAAATGGACGCACTTAATCGTAATCGACAAGCTAATTCAATATCTGACAGAGATATCCAATTGGCAAGACAGATCATAAGTATGTCTAATACTTCACCAAGCTCTATTTCTGACAGAGATATTCAATTAGCGAGAGATATTTTTACTAGAGCAGAAACTAAGAACACAACAAAAGCTAATACTATCTCTGATAGGGACAGAGCCAGAGTGCGTAACGAAATGCAACGATTTACGGGTAGGCAATTTGCAAATGGCGGCAAGGTAGATTTTAAAGGAAGCTTTTAGTGGCAGAAGAGCGAACACCTCTGGCAGCGTTAGTAGATTCTGGTATTAATCCAGAAGTAGACGCGGATGAAGCAACAGTAGAGATAGCTGTTGATACACCGCAGGAGTTTGAGGGTGGTGCCGAAGTTATAGACGACGGGCAGGGCGGTGCCATCGTTCAAGCTCTTATGGAACAGCAGACAGAGGTTATGGCTGAACCCTATGATCACAATGCAAATATAGCGGAAGCTCTTGATGAAGGAACCCTTGGTGAGTTATCCTCTGACTTACGGGCCTTGTTTGACGAAGATCAAGAGTCTCGATCCGAGTGGGAAAACACTTACACACAAGGATTAGATCTGCTTGGAATGCAGTATGACGATAGAACGGAGCCTTTTGAGGGGGCGAGTGGAGTAACACATCCGTTGATATCTGAGTCTGTTACCCAGTTTCAATCACAGTCGTATAAGGAGCTTTTACCTGCAGGCGGGCCTGTTCGTACTCAGATAATAGGTGCAGAGACACCCGAAAAAGAGGCACAAGCTGCTCGCATAAAAGAATTTATGAATTATCAGATTACGGAAGTTATGGAGGAGTTTGATCCCGATACGGATCAAATGCTGTTCTATCTGCCTTTATCTGGTTCTACGTTTAAGAAGGTATATTACGATCCTACAAAACAACGAGCCGTATCTAAATTTATTCCCGCCCAAGATCTAGTGGTGCCCTATTCAGCGAGCGACGTACAAACAGCACCAAGAGTTACTCATGTTCTACGCATGAATGAAAACGAACTGCGGAAAATGCAAGTGGGCGGGATTTATTTGGATGTCGAGTTGAGTTCTGGTGAAGAAGAACCCGATGTTGTGAAGGAAAAAGTAAACGAGATAGAAGGACTATCTAAGAACTATTCAGAAGATACACATACAATACTGGAGTTTCATGCGGATCTTGATATTGAAGGTTTTGAGGACATGGGAGCCGATGGGGAGCCTACTGGAATCAAGTTACCGTATATCGTGACGCTTCATAAAGAAAGTGGAGAGATACTGGCGATACGTCGTAACTACGCTGAAAATGATCCACTGAAAAGAAAGAAACAGTTTTTCGTTCATTATAAATTCTTACCTGGTCTGGGGTTCTATGGCTCTGGACTTATACATATGTTGGGTG